TTCTTTTTCTCCTTTTCCAAGGCTTCAAGTGCGGCCTTGGCTCCTGCTTCAGCTGCCAATTTAATGATTTCAGCTTGTGCCAATGTGCTTTTTCCCATAGCTTGCGCCCCTCCTTGTATTGTATTGATAATAAATACCATTTCTTATATAATGGTATTAGGGTATTGTAGGGGAGCGAAAGCTCTCTCTTTTTTATCTATCTTCCAGTCCTTGTCCTCCAACTATTATCAGTCTTTGGGTAATCAGGAAAAAACCAAGCCCAAATAATAAATCCTAAAATTATTAAAATTACAATTAAAAATATCACTATTGCAGTAACAGGATTCATGTCTCATTTCCTCCTCATTTTTTTGTGAAATATTTTACTGTTCCATTTAAGATCGCTTACTTTTTTTAATAATTCTGGAGTTTCGAATACATTGCCTATTACTTCCCCTTCTCTGATAAAATCTTCAAAAAATATTAGCACTTCTAATGGTCCTACTTCATGATTTTCATACCATATAGGAAGACCATCTTCACTATCTGGATTACGATACTTTACCCTTATAATATCTCTCTCGTACACATCATTACCTTTTTTATCCTCTATACCAGTAAATTGTACTATTTCAAAATCCTCTCCAGATGACAATTCAAAGGTTGTAGCTGTTTTCCATATTACTAACTGACATAGTAAAGATTTATCATTCTCAACCCACTTTTTATTCTTTTTATCCCACACTTTAAATTTCAATTTTCTCATATGTCATATCATCTCACTGAGACTATATTCTTAAAAACTATTGCTATTATCTTAATAGTTAATAATGAAAGATAAACTTTTCCTACAAAAGCTATTGCTTCGAGTATAAATATTACACATCTCCAAACGATAGGGTTTTTATCTGCGCTTCTCTGAAGCTTATTGATGTTCTTATCAAAAATCCTAATTATCATATATTATTCACCCTCTCAAACTCAATTACCCATACCCATGGGTTAACATCCCATGCATAGCCACGCTTGGCATTTATGCTGTCCCATAATTCTTTAAATACTGTTGTGCAGACTTTTTCAAGGGTCTTTTCTCCATTATGATTAATCCCCCATTGATGCTTTACGCCTTCAGCAATAGCATCCGTTTCCGAGATATCCTGTAACTTCTCGGCCCTAATAGCTTTTACCATCAGGAATATTCTTGCGGCTTTATGTGGCATATGTATAGATGGCCGTTTAACCCAGTTACCTACTTTTGGTTCTTCATCTGTAGCCGCATACTTAAATTCAGAACCCCAATAGAACGTTTCTTCAGATTCAGGATAACGATATAACCTTTGCCAAACAGTTTCCCTAACCCAGAGAATATCTCCAGGTTGATAAGGTGCATTGTTATACATTGAATGGCAGGGCATCGGCGTAACCCTTTTTATATTGTCACACCATCCTGCTCCATGCCATTGCCAAAAACCATTGTTCAAAACAGGTTGCGGCTTCATAATTCTTCTCGTTTGAGTCTTTCTCCCATCAATGATTGCCTGTATCATTTGAGTAGAAAATAATATCGGTTTCTCCATTTAAACACCCTCCTTTTTACTCCGTTTCCCTCCCACTATCACTTGGCACCAACCATATCTTGTTTTAACTAATTCATAAACTTGCCCACATTTGCATTTATAAAGCTCTCGTTTTTTGGGTGCATAATACCATTCATTGCCGCATATTTTGCAAATGAAATGTGTCGGTATATCTTTGGCCATCATCAATTCAACCTCACCGGCAGAACCAGTGCCGACTGCTCACCATCATCAACAATCATTGGATTAACGGAGGACCCGAAAGACAGCTCCACATTCTCACAGTCAAAAGATTTCAGGCATTCTATGATATAAGTTCCATTAAATCCAATGGTAATAGGCTTATCTACAGGAGCTTCAAGCTTTATCTGTTCCGAATATTCAGATATAGCAGAGTTTAAAGTAATATTTAATGTTTCATCTTCAAACTGCAGCTTCACAACCCCTCTGTTCTTTTCATCCATGCATATCATACAGCGCCTTAAACCTTCTATAAAGGCCATACGATTTATTATCGCTGAGTTGTCCTGTTTGGTGAACATCCTTTTATATTCGATATATGAGCCATCCAGCAGCCTTGTATATACGGTGTATTCATCCGTTTTGAATATTGCACTTTTAATACCATACGATATTTCTATGTCTCCCTGAAGGCCAATGCTCAATAGTTTTTGAATAGCCATCTTTGGTATTACAAAAGTAAAGTCTTTATTATAGGGCATCTTATACCAGGCTATTCTATATCCGTCACAACCTATAATATTGAGATTGCCTCCTGAAGAATCGAAGTATATACCGGTCATAATAGTTCTTGTATTGTTAGCATCAACTGCATAGATAACAGATTTAACTGCTCTTTCAAAGTTAACACTGCTGATACTGCAAACATTAACATCTGATATGAGAGTATTTACTTCCGGAAAAACCTCCGGATCGAAACTCTGAAACTTGTTCTTTATATTTTGTGCTTTAATTGTAATTGAATGATTATCCTCCGGAATAATCTCTATAGAGCCATCAGGCAGGCTATCAATTAGTTCAATCGCTCTGGCCGGAATAATGAATACTTCATCTGTATTTACATCCAACGGAGTTTTTACTCCCATTTCAAGGTTTGTAGCTGACAGGCTATTCTCTTTAAACAACACTCCTTGGATGGCATTTTCCTGTAATTTGCTCGGAAGCACCATTTTCAACTTTGCTAATTTGGGTGCTATGACAGATTTTTCAATAATCATTATCTCACCTCTCCATTCACAACTTTACTTGCTCTATTTATTGATATAACATTCTCAGCAGTTTCAAATATATTAATCTGCTGCCCAGCTTTCCGAAGCTCATTCCAGCCTGGGAACTCATCATCAAGCAGATTGATTATGGAAGATTTGGTCTCAGCCCAATTTTTGCCGAGTGTAGCCACCATGTTATCCCAATCTTCAATATCATGTGGCTTGATTTCCCCATCAACATCTATGTGTCTAAGCTCATGGTATACTGTTGCAATAACCTGTTCCTTGCTCATCTTCTCCATAAAGAAGCTTTTGAGTTCCATAACGTAATGATAACCCCAGGTTTCCTCCAGCCATTGATTAGCCTTACATATTCTCGCTATCCATGTTTTCTTTGAAGTTCCCTTTCCAGGTGACCAGGCTGTATTTTCAAGGAACAGGATCCGCTGCGGATGAATATGGCTAATCTCATCAAATTTATCAATGAGTTTCTGCGCTATCGGTCTGAAGTAGTAGTTCTTTATCCAGTGCTTGTCCCCAAACTTGCCATTATCAATCATTCCAACCCTATGTATCCGGCCACTGTCGCTGTTCTGTGTAAATTGAAGCTGAAATTCGCCATCAATTTCCCTATCAAGAATGACCTCTCCAGTGTAAGTGTCAAATACTTTGATAATCTTACTCATTTTAACGCCTCCAATCCTGAAAGGTAGTCCAGGATAATACCATCTCTGGAACTGACCTCAATCATGTCTTCTACTGCAATGTAATTGCAGTTTCTCTTTCCCTTGTTTTTCTGCCAATAATCCCAACTATCTATCACCTTATTGCCTGGTATAAGATACCTTTTGTTAAAAATCTTCATATAGCACAAAATAAATGAAATTTCTCCTATGTCCAAAGCTTCCCGTATATAGTCTATTTGATGAGGCTCAATATACTTAAGAGGCAGCCCTCTTTTGTCTTCTGATTCCTTGCAATCAAATGATATTGATATCCCATTTTTAACAGTTCCCCGAAAGTCTAATGTACTCTTTCCTTCTGGGAATGCTGATACGATCTGGTTGCCTCTCCTAACTACTTTCCATGGAGTGCTTATTTTTTGTACTAAGGCTATGCCCCTACGTCTATAAGCCTCATTTGCATATATAACCTCTTGCTCAAATGCTTGACCGAGGTTCCCCATATATCTTTTATGCTTTTTTTGGCTTGTAGCAGTATTTACCCTCAACTTTTCTACCCCCTTTTGGACGGTCTCAGGAATTCTTCTTCAGTACATCCATTCTTCACTCTTTTATAAAGAGCATGCAAGCCTATTCCTGTAATCTCAGACCATTCTTTAATAGTTCTGGTAACACCTTTTACTGTAAACAATTGATTGCTTCGTTTATTATTCTGTTGATCCTTTTGGCTTATCCACCTGCAGTTTGAAGGCTCATAATCTCCATCAGGATTAATTCTGTCTATTGTAAGTTCATCTCTATACCCATTGGCTAAAGCCCAATCTCTAAACTTTTCAAAGCTGCTATTCCACTCATCACAAACCTTAATTCCTCTGCCGCCATAATTATGATAATTGTCTTTTTTCTCATATTGGCAACGACCTCTCATTCCTCGCCAAATGCGATATAATCTGCTTTTTGTTTCTCCATGTGTTTTTCTTGCTTTTATCTTGTTTTCATCAGTTAAACATCCACAGCTTTGAGATTTGCCAAATCGTAGCATGCTTCCTGATACCACAGATGTATTACCACACTCACATTGGCATTTCCAATAGGTACCTTTTCTTTCATCCGAAACTTCTTCAACAACAGTCCATCTTCCAAACTTTTGGCCTTTAAGCTCCAACTTCTTTCCTTGACTCAAGGTATCCCTCCTTTTCAGCAAATTTGCGGAGCTTATACACCGTAGATTTTCCGATACCGTTCCCAGTTCCGCTCATAACATCAAGGTGCTGTATAAACTCCGAAACTTTATTCCCTGTAGTAGGTTCTGCCTGGTTTTTTCCATCTCTAAAGCCCTCTTCGTAGGCATCATCCTTTAGGGCATTTATGTACATACAAAGCTGATAATCGGTCATTTTGCGTATTTTAACCGCTCTTTCATGCATTCTTTTTTCCTCTTCATTCTTTCTGCAGTTGCGTTTTTTCACAAATAACCCCTCCTATCCAACAAATGATTTAGGTGGCATCGGTATAATCTGCCCTTGTGGTTTCCATAAATGCAAACAGAATGGATGCACATTGACATATTCAGATTTTGGCGGATGGTACTGGACAACACATTCATCTTCCCTGAAAAATATATCTTTTACCTCACACATTTCTTCCCATGAACAGCAATGATTTTTATAACTGACTGATACATGATCCCAGCCACCACCCCAACTGAAGATAATCATAACTGGTTTTCTGCTGCCCCGGAGATAACCAATTGCCCATCCACCATCAGCTCCTATTTCCTGAATAATAATCCTTTTATCTTGTTTTATTTCATCTAATGATTTCATCTGTGATCCCTCCTAAACGTCCAGTTCAGGGGGAGTAACCCCCAAATTATCACAAAGCTTTTCGTAACAACCTCTGCAGACATATGCTAATTGCTTTGCACCGGTTCCCCGTTTAGCTCTGGCCAGCAATGCAATCATTTCCTTCTTCAGCTTTTCCTCTTTACATAAAGCACATTGACCGTACATCTTTTTATACCAGGCACTCTCTGTTTGCTGTTCCACACTTACTTGCCGTTTAAGGATCTCCGGAAACTCCTGCAATGCTTTTAAATCGATACCTTTGCCCATAATATCTAGCAGATTATCTTTCAAAAATACCGGGACAATTTTCTCTTTGCACTTCTTAATAAGTCTAAGAATCCAATCCCTCTCCGGAATAACTTTATCCCGCCGATTTCCTGTTTCAGCTCCGATAATTACCCAATCCACTTTTTCAACTAATTCATCAGCTGCTTCATCGGACCATGGTGCAAGAATAGGTTCAATGCTTATAAATACATTCACTTTTTCATTCCAGAAAAATTCCATATCCGGAGTAGGTACAGTTGTGCCATACCAAAAATTATCAGCTGTAGGGAGAATATCTCTTTTAAGCAGTTCTTCATAACGCTTTGGATTTTTTGTAAGAAACATATAATTGTGCTGCGGGTATTTCTTACAGGCTTCAAATATCATAGAGATCCATTCATCAGGTATCCAATCTCCAAAAACATCAGCCATCGACCCAACAAATATATTTCTGCCATTTTTCACTTTCCCGGGCCAATCCATGCGGTACATGTGCAGCGTAGGTTCAAATCCATAAGGATAATTCAATGCCCTGTTCTCCCGGGTAATAAATGGCTTATCTAACACATATAATCCTCTTTCATTATCATACTGGCAGTCATTAGATGCCTTATTTAACCTGATGTCTCCTGAGAATCTTGCGGACTGCTTCCTTGCATAGCAGTATGGGCAATCGTGTTTGCACCCGGTTATGGGATTCCATGAGTAGTCAGTCCAGTCTATTTTGCTCTTATTCATTATTACTTCCCCCCTTCTCCTTGGGCATATAAAAAATCGTTCTATTGTCACGAATATGGTTCTCTAATTTATCTATCACTTCCAAAGCTCTTTCTGGTGTATCATAGTCTCCCAGCTTAGTATCATCTGCAGCTCCTGAAACTCCCATTATTGAGGCTTCAACAATATAAACTTCTTTGTAATCACCAAATGAACGTCTATCCTGGCTTCTTATCCACATAATATAACCCCCTGTCTACATTGCCTTTTTTTGTAATTGCGGAACCAGCTTTGTTTTCTCAAATTTATTTAAGAAGCTTTTAAGTTTATCTGTCATATCTGTATTGTTCTTACCTCTGCATTGGACTATCTTTCCATCTTTAACTTCCATAGTGCAGTACGGCTCATCCAGAGTTTCAACCTTTCGGATAAATAAAACTACTGTTATGCCCTCTGCAATTTGTTTTATATAGGTACCAACGCAATGGTGTAGAATTTGTCCTTCTTTAATCAACTCATCTGCATTTTGAGGAGCTCTTACTACAAGTCCCTTATATTCCATCCCATACTTTTCAGTGAGTTCTTTGGCCATGACCTTTATTTTATTTTTCATCTTTCTCTGCCTTCGGGCTTCTTCCTTATCACGTTTGGCCTGTACCAACTTGGCAGCTCTATCGTGTTCCTGTTTTAGGTTTTTGGGGTAAAGTATAAATTCATTTTTTAGGTCATATCTCAGTTCCTTGCAAAACCCTATATAGTCCATCCAGTCACGATAAGCAATTGATAGCTTGGTATCCCTTTCTAAATGCATATAATTCCGCTGATCTTGATTTTTCTTGATTTTTTCAGCTTGAACAGAAAGATAATTAAGAGCCTTATTCACAGTGGTATATCTTGACAGTTCAAGGAGTCCGGTTGCACAGCCAAGATTATCACATATATACCTTATCTGCTCCGGTGACAAGTTCAGCCCTTCTCTCTCCATCACTTGGACAAGCCTTAATTCTTCTAAGGAAGCATCTATCTTCTGTAGCAAAGGCAATGATTTTTTAGAAATCTTTAATATTTCCTGCATGTTTTTACCTTTTGCGTTAATCCAGTTTGTTACCATATGCCCTTGCACTACCTCATAGGTAAGCCTGTAGAGCTTTAACTTAACAAAATACTCAATAAACGGATAGTCCTTATAAGCTGATAGATATCTGTCAACATTAAATCCTATCCCTGGCTTATGAGTAGCAAACTCTTTAAGCGCTGAATACTTCCACTTTGTATCTTTCAAAACATCATCAAGGTTGGCATCATACACAGCTGTATTATGAAAATACCATTTACCTCTATAATCACACCACCTTACATTTCCTGTCTGTTTAAAATTAGCCCATTCATAAGACTTTATTCTATCGCTACTTATATAGTAGAAATCTCTTGTTGCTTCAAACCAATGAGTTTTAGGCTTTCTGTAATGCTCATTAAATTCTCTGCCCACTTTGAAATACCTGATGATAAAGCCTTTATCAAATTTCTGAAACAGAGCAGCTTCAGCATAATCATGCACTTTTTTTGATTTTCCAAGTGCCTTATATGTTATTGGGCTCTTGCAGTTGGGACATATCCCCTCCTGGTTATGCCTTGGCTTTTCTACCAAAACATCCGTTTTACAGTAGGTGCAGTAGCCTTTCATGAGCTTCCTGGAGGATTTATACTCATAATAAATATATCTGCTCTTAAACAAGACCGTTTCCTCTATCCATTTGTTAAAATCCCCCGGGAGCTCCGGTACCATCTCCATCTGTTTATCAATCTTGTCAGTAATTTTTTTGTGCTTTTGGGCAAGGCGTTTCTTCATAATGGCTTCTTGAAAATCCTCAAGCCCTGCAAATACAGTTTTACCGCATTTAATAAAGCTTCTAATTGCTTTTTCAGATTGATCATCCACACAGACACACCATTTCGGCCATTGCCATGCGTCTACCAAGCTTTTTAATGAAGCTGTTTTCCACTTTGATTTGACAGTTCTTAGGTCCTGTGTGATATAATCATCTTGATTCAGGAATACCCTGAAGGCTGCTCTTGTTTTTTCTTCTCTCAGGTCGCATTGGGAATAGAAATTCAAGAGCAGTATTTTTTCATTCTCAACCTCTGTAATTATTGCAGCAACAAAGTATTTAGCATTTTCAACTCTCTTTGCAAGACTTATATATTCCTCTTTTGCCGCCTTTTCCGGCAATTTTGCTAGTGCTCTTTTATTCAACACCTGCACCCCCAAAATCAAACAATGATAACTGTCCTTCCGGTTCATGCTTAGATTTCTTCGCTTTATCTCTTGAAGGTGCAGCTTCAACCTTCTTTGGTGCCTCTTTGGTCGGGGTTGACTTTTCCACTGCTGGAGCGCTCTTTGCCTTTTCAGCTTCCTTTTTCCTCTTCTCTTCCTCTTTCTTTTTATTTTCAGCTTTAATCCGCTCCAGTTCGGCGTCATCCAACCTGTAATAATCCTCTGCCCAAGCATAGACTTCATTATCATTAATCCACCCGGTGCGGTTATTCAGTTTCTTCCGAGCTTCACTTTCCACATGATTAAAGCATTTTTCAAGCGTCTTATGAGGCTGGAGTACCAGCTTTGCAAACTCGGCATCCTCTTTGCACTTTGCTATAAGATGCTTCGATATAGGCTGAGTAGGTACCGTATCATTCTTGGCCGTACCAGCTTCATTTTTGAGCTTTTCTTCAGCTGTTTCTGTTTGCGGTTCCTGTTTTTCTTCAGTGTAAGTAGTTGCTTTTTTCATTTCCTCCGCACATTTGCTGCACAGATCCGGCTCTACCCAATAACAACCACCTTCACAAGGATTATTCCAGCTGCAGCCACATACACGGCACTTCTGAACTTTCTCCTGCTCCTCAATAAGGAACTGGCTATCTCCTTCATAAAACTTTTTTACTGTGTCCTCATCCAGCCCGTTCTCCAAGCCTAAAACCAGCAGATCATCATACTCCCCTGCTCCCCTTAAATTTCTTGCTGTTTCATTAAGGTCATATAGATTATTAAAATCTCCGAATATCTTACTCATGTATACTCTCCTTTCATTTGGCTATATCAAAGAGTGACAACTGGTCAAACTCTTCCTTTACCCGCCCTTTCTTCTTGCCTTTAATCTGTCTTGACTGGCCAGAAATTTCACTGATACCTTTCACAGGTACAGCGCTTTCAATAACAATTTGAGTAGGTTCAGCAACAATTTCAGGCTCTTCAATAGCGTTTTCTGCAGTTTCGGTAACATTTTTCTCATACCCGAGTACTCTGCGGAGCTTATCATACATGGGATCCATGCTTCTTTTGATAACTTCATCTTCAGCATTTCTGGCATCTGTCATCCCGCATTGCTGCCTCCATATCCAGCCATCAAGCATGTATACCGGGGTGTACCACCTGGACCATTCTTCTACAGTTAAGGTGTTACCATGGATAACCACTGCCGGTATTCCATACAATGAAAGCTGCAGATATGCCATATGAACACATTTCAAATCTATATCCTGAGCAGTAACCACCATTTGTGAGCAATAATTCATCCCATTTGCTTTCATAGCTTTTGCAAAGCCCAATACCATAGCACCACTTCCGACACATGGCTCACATACTGTTATAAAACCTTTTTCTTTAACCATTTGTGCTTTATCGGAAACTGTAATCATTCCCATAGCTTCACAAATATGCACTGGTGTAAAAAATTGCCCTTTCCACTTGTTGTGGAGTTCTAACTCGTGGAATACCTGACCGAGAATATCAGTAGGTCCTCCATTAAGAACCAAGCTATCTTCCATGGCGTTTGTCAGGTATGCAAGCATTTCAGGGAACCTTTCCTGCTCACTCTTGCTGTAAGTATTTATAATTTCAAGGTACCGTTTCTCCCTTTCTTCTCTGTGGATCCAGTCAACCGTATTACTCAGTGCTATAGCTGACATTTCAACGAAGTCCGAAGGCACCTGCCAGGTTGAGTGCCTATAACCCAAATCGCTTATTGTCTTTACAATCTCTTTCCGGTAATCTGAAATAGCTTGATTTTTACTCATAGCCACCACTCCTATAATCCTCCCAGGCCATGGTAATAACCGTTGATACCTCACGCAGGCGGCTTATAATTGCCACAATTTTTTTATTTTCATAACCTTTTGGAGTTAGGTTCCTTATGAGGTCATCCTCATTGAAATTAGTGGTTATGATTGTCGGCTTCATATCCTCGTACCGGTCATTGAGGATGGAATAAAGGGTTGACATGGACCAATCAGTACATTGCTCCTTGCCCAGGTCATCAATTATCAGCAAATCCACTTGCTTGTAGACTTTTAGCACTTCATATTCGCTCACCTGGTTATCATCAAAAGCTTTCTTGATATCATCCAGCAGATCTATTGATGTCTTGCAAATTACCGGTATGCCCTGATGAATGAGCTGCAGTGCTATAGCAGCTGCTAAATGAGTTTTCCCGGTGCCATTTGTCCCCTCTATGTATAGGCCTTCCCCTCTCTCATAAAACTCCGAAAACCTGTCAGCATATGCCTTTGCCACAGCGTAAGCCTTTCTCTGCTCCGGTGTTCTTGCTCTGTAGTTTCCAAATGTCCTGTTAAGAAACCTTTTTTTGAGGCCGCTTTGTCCAAGCAACTTCTTTATCTTTTCCTGCATTGCTGCCCTTTTTCTTGCTAATTCCTCCTGCTCCTTGGCTTGACGCTGTTTTCCCTCATAATCAGTCCAATACTTTACCGCTGCCTCACAGGTGCAACGCTGGGGAGCTGGTGACCAGAAAGCTACCTGATCAAACAGGATAACCCCCTCATGGTATAATGTCTTTCCGCAAAACTCGCACTCCTTTGGTTCTGGTGGTTTCTTTTTGCATTTTATGCCATATTGCTCTGCTTCCAAAGATGTAACCACATTAGACCTTTTTTCTGAATCCTGTGCTTGGTCTAAAACCGGACTGTACAGTAATTTGCTTATTTGTTCCAATTGCCACACCCCCTTCATTGTTAAACTCATCAAGCCATCCTTTAGCATTTAACCAGGTTGAAGCATGAGGCATGTATCCGTCCAGAAATCGCTTATCGTATTTTTTTGCTCTTTCTACACCTGCTAAAATCGCCTTAAACAATTCTTCATCCGGATCCATTTTGGCCCATGTAATTTCTGCCTGACCCTTGCTCACTTTGTTTGGCCACAACTCCCAAAATCTATCAAACGATGCTCTTTGGCTTGCTGTTAACTCAGCTTTTTTACGAGATTTCCGGGTCTTGGAGGGGCTAACCTGAGATGGATCACCTGTGGCCGTTTCAACCAATAGGCTCTCGCCGGAGTTATCCTTCGCTTTTTCATTCCCCCTTGAGGGGGATATAGGGGGAGTTATACTTTTATCTCCTATACTTTCCTCTACTTTACTTTGTGGATTATCGGTGCCAGTAACATCGTTTTCGTGGGGTTTTCGGTTCGGAAACTCATCATATTCTGGTTTTTTCGGTGCAGAAACTGTCCTTTTTGAGTAAACTGGTGCTAAATTGTTCACCAAAGATTCACACCAAATTACTTTATGTTTGCTCCATAAACTGCTATCAATCTTCCCCATGTCTGACAATTTCTCTAATATCTCTAAAGCGGTTTCTTCTGGAACTTTAGTTAATGCCAGTAGATATTCCCAGTCTGAAACACTGCTGCAATCATAAAAATGTCCATCACTTCTACAAAGAAGCTCCAGAAGCTTAAACCAGAATGCATAGCCATCATTTCCGTATCGATTTTCCAGCATAAACTTCGTCTTGCTTTCAGTAACGAAGTGGGGAAAATAATCTACTGTTTGCTTTGTAGGCCTCGCCAAAATACCACCTCCCATCTCAAAGGGATTTGCAGGGGAGTTTAGACCCCTGCCTACCCATAAATAACCCTGCTTCCTTCCTCAGTTTTCTCTATATCTATACTCTGAGGGAACCGTGCCTTCATTGTCGGATCATGCGTGATGGCCATTATCTTTAATCCTGAATACCTGTTCTGGATTGTCTCCAGGGCATCACAGTAAGCCTGTATTCCATCACTGTCTAAGAAAGGAGGTTCATCTATAAACAGCATTCCAAGCTGTATTCCGGCTCTGCTGCTCTTGATTTCTGCCAGAGCTAATATTACTGATAGTGAAGACTTCACTCTCTCACCGCCGGACTTCGATAAGTACGGGAGCCTGCCATTGTCGTTAATAAAGATGTCCAGAGTAACGACTTCCTTTTTGTTATTGCTTTTAAGCAGCTTTTCAGTAACAAACTCTACGCTCATTTTCCCGCCACTCATTTGGCCGAGTATGTTATTTGCTGTAGCTTCAAGCATTGGTACAATGGACCGGATGATATTATGAGGAACACCATCTTGACTGAATGCTTTTTTTAATTCCTCATAAATGGTTACTTTATCAGCTAAATCCTTTACAAGCTGCTGAAGACTTGATATTTCATCCTTTGCTTCCTGAAGATTTTCAAGCTGCTTGTTGTAAGCTCCGATATCCATTGACAACCTTTGTATTTCGGTCTGGAGGTCGGATATGGATGTTTCCAGTACTGTAAGCTGTGATTTGAGTTCATCACTTCCGGATGCTGTCTGGTTCTCGGCTTCAAGATCCTGCTGCTTAGTCATTATCTCTGCCACAATTTCCGTAAGCTCTTTATCCAGCTCAGCAATACGGTTTTCAGCTATAGCTTTTTTCTCCCTTGCTACCGGAAGGAGCTTCTCTTTATCCAACCATGACTTAGCAGCTTCAATCTCCAATACAAGGGAGTTATACTTGTCAGCTGCAACTTTCATTTCTGTTAGCTGTTGTCCGGCAACCTTTTTTTCTTTGATGTAACCATTAAGCTTGTCCTGCAGCTCGTTAACCTTACTGTCAATGGCTTGTATGCGTTCATTTATAAGCTTTATTTGCTCCTTGTATCCCAGTATTGCTTCATACTCTTTTGAGGCTTTTTCAAGGCTTGAAATGAGAGCACGTTTGCTGTTGATGGTCTCCTGGTTGTAGCCTAAAGCGTTACGCCTATCAATAAGAGTATCAATGTACTTCTGAGCCTCTTCCAGCTTTACCTTTTGTTCTGCCTGCCACTTTTGGCAGTCATCTTTATATGGGAGCAGCTTTGATTTAGCATCCTGAGCATCCGCAAGGAAACGGCATCTGGCATTTGCTTTATCAATACAACCGCTGTTATCAAGTAAAGCTGCCTTTTCCTTAAGGCTTCTATATTCAGTAATGCGCCTGGTGTACTCAGTATCATATTGGGACTGCAGTACGGCTTTCTGTCTTTCAGCTGCAGATATCTCATTACTGACCCGTATATATTCCCCTGCTTTCTCCTCGAGAATGGAGAGAGCTGCTTTTTCGGTGGTATATTGCTCATGCTTTGCCTTGAGCTGGCTTTCCATAGAAACCTTATCTTCATAAGGCTTTTTCTTACTTACCAGTGAGGTCTTTTCAGTGTTCAGCCTTGCAATCTCTGCCTGGGTAGCCTCAATATCGGCAACAAGCTTTTGATATTCGGCTTTCTTCGCATCATATAAAGCCTTGCCGGTAATGAGTTCCTTTTCCTGAGCCAGTAAGGAATTATACTTGGCAACTCCGGCAACAATGGTACTTTCCTGTGAAAGAATGATGTTGGAGTTGTTCAGGATATCAACCTGAGCGCTCCTGTTGGCTTCTACATCAGCCTTTTTCTTATTTAAGGTGTTAATACCTTCGCTAAGCTTTAAGGCCCGTGTAGCAGCCTCCAGCTTTGAATTTAACCGAAGCTTAAGCTTGTCAGCTTCATCAGTGAATGTCTTAATCTTTTGGTTATTTGCCTCAATAGATATTTCAGCTGCTTCAATATTCCTATGAATTTCTTCCTCATCAGGAAGAGTTAATGAGAGTTTGTCTATCTGATCGTTGTTTTGCCTAATCTGGCGGTTAAGCTCTGTCACCTTATCCCTTGCTATGTTTTCCATGTCTTCATAAATCCCAAGGCCAAGAATATTGCCGAGGATGCTCATTCTGCTTTCCTTATCAGCCTGGAGGAATAAACCGTATTGGTCCTGCATGATGAGGGCGCAGCTCCTCAGGGTAAGGCTGTCCATGCCGAGAATGTTAATAATTTCAGCCTGGGTATCGTTCATGCGTTCCTTGGATCTGTTTATCCATTCACCGTCTACGAGCTCAGACAGGTTAAGCGTTGCTTTACCGCTTTTTGCCCTGGTTCTTGTAACCCGGAAAGTCCTTTCACCTATCTTAAAGGTAAATTTTATACTTCCGGAACGGGCTTTCTCGTTGTTGCTGATCCACCCGGTGATGTCCCCTTCTCTTGGTTCCTCATAGAGGCAGTCAAGGATGGCATCCATAAACAGTGAGCTTTTACCTACGCCATTAGGACCGTTTATGGTACAGAAAGTAATATCATCAAAGTTGAAGGTCTCTTCCGGATAATTTCTGTAATTTTTCACTTCAATTTCAACCGGTACGAATAAACCGGTAAGAGATGCAGTAATACTGTTTGCTGAAGCTTCGGCGATAATAGGCCGTGCAGCTTCTATGATGTCAACTATCTTATCATCAGGTATTGCCTTCTCTATCAGGTACTCTCTCAGATTGTTCTCCGGGGAATTCCTTTCAGAAAGGTCATTCCTGTTTGCAGTAATTAAGATTTTTTCAGGAGTGATTTCCTGTACCCAAAATGCACCGTCTGAATATAACTCTTTTTCAAGGATTGCTTTATTTAAGGCTTTATTTAATTCATCAGTGCAGTTATAAAGAACCCTTACAATTTTGCCTTCAATTTCACCTCGCCATAATTTAGTGGCAACATCATCTATACTGCCAAGGTTGAATGCAGCAATATCTTCGTTGGACATGCGGATGGTTTTGAATTCTCTATGCGGTGTTTTTATGAAATCATGGGTTCCATATTCAAAGTCATGTATCCAGAATCCGCGTTCCTGTCCTTCATCGTTGAAATTCAAAGCATTTATAGCTCCAGCATAGTAAGTATTAAGACAGCTGGTTACCTGCTGTGGTCTATGAATATGGCCTAATGCTACCAAATCAAAGCCAGCCGCATCCAACGCCTCTGGAAGAAGTACGGGTTCAAACTGTGCAAGGAATTGTGTCTGTCCGCTTTCTGTATTGCAACCAGGTACTGTATAATGTGTCAAGAGGATTGAATTATAAGCTGGGTGACACATTGCCTTTAGGCTAAGTACGATTTTTCCGAGTTCCTCGGTGAATACCTGGTTTTCTTCTTCCTTTGACAGTCCCGGGAATTTAGCTCTGAATACACCTCTATCAAAGCCGGGGAGAGCGGCAACATTAATGTTACCGCTTTTTGTACTTATTACCTCGGCTCGGGGGGTATCGAAAATAGTAATAGCTGGCTCCTCTTTAAAAACCTCCTGCAACATCTTGAACTGTTCCTCTCCATCATGGTTAGGTGTGCCACGAAGCACACATACAGGAGCAATTTCCGATAGGCCTTTTATAATGTTGATGGCATTATAGGTTTCATTCAGGCCTCTGTCTGCCCATACCTTAGCTGCATGGAATATATCACCTGATACAACAATTAAATCTGGTTGTTCATCTTTAGCCTTTTCAGTCATGAAACGCAAGCAATCGTATATATCCTTGCCTCGAAGGTTGACTCCGTTTTCTTCGGGTCCTGGATAATTCCCTATATGCCAGTCGGATGTATGAAGAATTTTCATCAGTTTGCACCTTCTTTCATGCATTTGTAATACTGCTTAAATCGTTCTAAAATGCCACCAATTTCTCTCATAATTGAATCGATGTCAGACTCATGAAGTCCATCAAGAGCTATGCCATCAAGGGTAAATTTCTCACGCATTATGATGATGTCCCCTACTATCGGTTGTCTATGAATATCAGTTTCATACAAGTAGCATCCTAACGGATTAAGTTCTAATTCCTTGAGGAGGCCTTCCTCATCGACTATCATGCAGTAAGGCTTGGGAAGCCTCTTGGGATGCACTACTTCCAAGTAACCGCCGAGAGCTTCTCGGATTGTTTTGTGTAAAGGTTCCTTAACATCTATTGTTTCAACCTCAGAATTAGTGGTAATTTTTAAGGCTAACATCAGTTGGCACCGCCTTTCTGGCACTTCATGCAGAGAGGTCTACCAAAATTCCTTACTGCATAGGCAGACACCTTATCGCTGATTGTTGCACTACAGACTGTACATATATTGGGGTCAAAATCTTCGTCAGGTTCCATCGGTTCCTCATCTGGAGGGAACGGAGATTGTTCATCCTCTTGCTCTTGTGATTCATCAAAAGGACTATCATCTTGAGGTAGATCAGAAGTAAATGCGGAATTATCTACAAATTCTTCCGGATTAAAGTCATCTTGGCTTGACTGTTCTATATATGAGGGAGCTGCAGTCAGTACCTTGCTTGTTCCAAACATATTACTCATAGAAGACATCCCTTGTTCAAGCATTGCTCTTCTTACTTCCGGATTACTGTAGTCAGGGCTAAATGTAACTCTAGGAACCACAAAAGGCTTTTTCAATTCATCAAGTGTATAAGTGCCTTTTATGCCGATAAGTGCTCTGATAACTCTCAGAATTGCTCCGGTCATAGCCTTTTCTGCGAAAGTCTTTCTGAGCAATGTCATATTAACAAGCACAGCCCTTTCGATATATTTCTGCCTATCTTCATCAGCTATTTTGTAAGCTTTGCAGGGTTTCCCCCATTTGTCAGTGGTGTTAATCCACTCACCTTTAAACAGTTTTGCTGCTTCCTCTGCTGCCTTCTTGTCAGTAATTCCATGCAGGGATTTATCCATAAATTCAAGTCTGAAACGATCCTCTTCATCATCCAGGTTTATTACTTTTTCATCACAGTGTGTTTTGCCGGTACCATCCGGAAGCCTCATAGCACCGTATGCCTTTGCCTTATAACAGTTTTTTGAGATATAGGCGCCATATGTGTTGTTCGGATCAAATTGGATGCCAGCTGCAGCTGCAAGTTTCATAAGTAGCGGTTTAGCAGGGGAATATACATCGGAATAGATGTCTTTCCCAGTCTTGGGATCAGTTCCTGTTTTCACGCTTCCAACCTTAAATATGTCTCCGGAATTCTCAGATATATCAGCCTGTACTTCCATAACGGTGAATTTATAGAATGGATTAATCTGTGCCTCATTAGATACCGGCATCAGTAAGTTTACATTCTGGCCACTATATTTTTTTTGAATTTCAACTAAAGAATTACTTGTATTTGCCATTTTTCATACCTCCATATTGTTGATTTAAGTATTAAATCATGCTACAATATGAACATAGGGCGATTGCGTTAGCTTAGCGGGCGGCGCAATCTTTTTCTATGTTCATAAGCTCATTGTGGATCCTGCAAGCCTCAGAAAATCGGTTCTGATAAACTGTTTCCGATATAAGCATTGCCAGATACCATGGCTGACGCCTTTCCCCTTGTGCATCACCTTCCCTGCTGATTATCCAGTCGAGTTTGCGCCTTGCGTATTGCTCGGCTTTTTTCATTTCATCATCAGAAATACTGTCGCCAAGTTCAATTTCAGCAAGTGCTTTCAGGTTACTCAATCTTAACACCCCTTTTCTTCAGCTCATCAATCCAAAAAGCCTTAATTTCGTCTGAGCAGTGCGACATGGCATCTTTCCATGTGGGCCATCTGCCATGGTCATTAAAGAATTTATACTGATAAAACAGACTTTGCTGGTTGTGAGGCTGCTCTGGTTCATGTGCAACTGCACATTCAGGACAAGTTCCTGGAGCTGCCGGCATGAGAGCAAATGCCCCGAGATGTTTTCCCTTAATTAAATCCATTCTGGTTCCCCCTTCCTTATTTGGTTAAATAGCATCTTTGACACCCTGATTCGCATTCAGGATATCCCAACTCTTTTAAGCATTTTCCGTTCATCTTCTGAATTGATTTGTACTTATCTTCTCCATAATGTTTTAGCTGGTTTTCATGTGTTGCTAAAATAGCAGTGCCACCATAAGCTTGAATAATAAATCCGTATTTTTCCGCCAGCTTCATTACTTCACTCCAATGTATATCCATCTGTTCCGGCAACTGTTATGCCCTCCTCTCATGAGCACCTGTGTAATATAAATCCTCTTAACCCATCTTCAGCAGTCCTTCCTCTGCGGATATCTCCATTTGTCAGGACATACTCCTTATCACTGGTGTTATCAGGGATAAAAAATACCGGATGAACATTTACTATCAGAGCCTTTTTCCCTTTTCTTTTAACGAAGCGTATTGCTCTACCGCATATACTGCATTTTGTCAATGTATTTCACACCTCCTTTGCTTTTTAACTTCCTAAACTGAACTGTAATTGCCCAATATGTAGCCCCAAAAGCGGCTATAATCAGAATCCACTCACCTCCTACAGCAAAGTATCCTCTTTGGGCATAAGCTGCAGGTAATGCCCACAATGACACAAGCCACGCTGAAAATATTGATATACCTATCTTGATTGATACTGTGACAAGAAATGCCGCTGTCCTGGCAACTGCTTTCTTGAGTTGATGTATTTTCGTGGAGTACACCTTGGGCATATGTAACCTTCCTTTGGAATTACTTTTTGAATACTGACTTGCCATGTCCGTTGGCATTTGATACACCTTGCAACCATTCATTTTCTCTCCCCCTTTGATGCCATTTGGCGTATTTCTTCTTCTGTATACTCATCCATCAGTGCATAAATAAGAGCTGCAAATTCATTTTCATCAAGTCCTTGATTAATTGCTTTCCTGTATGCAATAACTGCATAGTTAATGGCCGTATTGTTATCCAACTTTTAGCCCCCTCTCTTTTTCCTTTTCTAAAATCTCCAGTGCCTCCCATGGGTAGCCTACTGTCTTGTAAACCTGGTTAATCCTATCAACTACATTCAAAATTTTCTCTATATCCTTTTGGATATGTGGAAGATCCATTTCATACTCTACATAAAGGACCAACTTACCCCGGTTTTCACAAAGTTCAAGTTCTGTTTGTGTGTTTTCAAAAATGTAGTCATAAAACTCAGGATCCACGTCGATGTCAAGCTCGATCTTTGCATTGAGTCTCCTTAGCATCAGTTTCAGCTCCTTTCTCTTTATCCTTGGAAGCTTCTTGAAGGTGCTTACTATAACAAACTCTTCCAAAGCCTAATTTCTGATACTTCGGGTTTTTCAATGTTCTACCGCACCTGCCACATTGCATTTATTTCACCTCCCCTATATAAAGGCCTGTCCTATTTAGAAACAGCCATTGCTTGCTCATGAGCGTTAATCTCATTCATGTCGCAATAGAACTTCTCGCAAAAGTACTTTTTGGGCACTTTCCCGGCTACTGTGATATATCCCTTTTTGCTAAGCTCCTTGTTGAGGTCCTGAATGATTTTATAAGCTTTTGATTTAGACACGCCAAGCAGTGCCATAATATCTTCAACCCGGTAAAATGCCATGTTCTTCGCCTCCTTACTTCAGATTTTTTTCTGCCCATAATCGCAGTTCTTGACTATACACAGTTATTTGTTCCAATGCCTGAAGTACCTCTTCAAGCTCAGGTTTCTCATGTTCTGATATAACCCCATCAGCAGCTATATCAATAAGCTTGTTCTTTATTTCATCAATAGAGCGAAATGCTGATAAAACTTTTATGGTCAATCGGTCGAGTTCTGCAATCTCTAGTTTGGGAACTGTGTCTTTTCCGATCGGACATTCATTGGTACAATAATGGTTTTTTATCTCCGGTGCATTATAGAGATCTGCCATTAAAACTACCTTATCCACAGGTACAACCTTTGTGTTCCCAAGCTCATAATCTGCAAGTGAAGAAACCGATACTCCAAGTAGTTCTGCCGCACCTTCTCTGCTGTTTAGCTTGTCATTATATTTTGCTGCCTCTTTTCTACAGCGACAGTAGATATTATCCAATGCTTTTGTAGGGTTGGTTCCCATTTATCTCACCTGCCTTTTGATTTAGAATATTTCACAAGAACATATTCCTATTGAGATACTTCATCTGCAAAAAAAATTTCTTCAATAGGAAGCTTAAAGTAATCAGCTATTTTCTTTGCTTCAGCTAATGTAAACTTTACGCTCCCTACTTCTTTTTTGTAGTATGCAGCTTTTGTTTCTAGGCCAAGAATTTCAGCCATTGTTTCTGCAGATATACCTTTTTGGTTTCTGAGGTTTCTTAGCTTTTCAAACATTACATAGCCTCCTTTAACAGTGTCTTATTGGGATACTTTAATTATAGTATCCTATTAGGAATATGTCAATAGTTTTTTTATAAATAGTATCTGATTAGGACACAATTGTATAATTTCCTAATCAGATACTATATAATTCTGCTTGAGGTGGTGAATATGAATAGAATTAAGCAATTAAGAGAGGAAAAAGGTTGGACACAAGAGGATTTAGGTCATAGATTAAAGGTTCAAAAATCAGCAGTGTCAAAATATGAAACAGGTAGAGTTCCTTTAACAGATGAGACTATAAAGAAACTTGTAGAAATATTTGATGAGAGTGCCGACTATATACTTGGTCTTAGTAATGTCAGAAAGGATAAGAAATATACGGCAAAACTCACTGAAAAAGATATTGCAAAGATAAAAGAGGAATCTAACCGAATTAAAGCCCTTATGTTGACATCCTTAGGGATGGCTTTTGATGGCGAAATCGATGATGAGGAAACCTTGGCGAAGGTTATGGCTGCACTAGAGGAGGGTATGATGTTGGCAAAAAAAGAAGCAAAGGAAAAATACACTCCAAAAAAACATAGGAAATAGGAGCTATTTCCACTATGCAGGATATTAAAAGTGTTGTTGAAAAGATTAAAAGGAAATATAAAACATCTGAGCCTTTTGAGTTGTGCAGTTTAATGGGAATCACGGTATTATACAGCGACCTTGGAAGTATACGCGGAATATATCAGTATAAATATAAAAAACGAATGATCCATATAAACTGCAATCTTGACTCATACCTTAAACGCCAAGTGTGTGCCCACGAATTAGGCCATGCCGTATTACATCGAAAAACCAATACCGTATTCCTTGATGCCTTTACATATTTGCCAGTAGAAAAAGTCGAAATAGAAGCCAATATATTTGCCGCTGAGTTACTTATAGGTGATATTGATCCTAAACACTATGAAGGATATTGCCTTAGCCAGGTAGCCTCGTGTTTGGAGGTATCTGAAAAAATGATGGAATATAAGGTGAAATATTTGCTTGATAAGGAGGGTTAAAAATGAAAACATCTATTACAAAAAACAAGTGGTTTTGGGTAGTTCTTGTTGTAGTTGTTTTTGCAGCATTGGGAAATATTTTAGGTTTGTATGACAAAGGCACACCCGTTAAAGAAATTTTAACTACACAAATAGATGAACCATCGGATAACACCATTGCTTACGAAGTGGTCACCAGCGAAGATTATGGTGTAGGATTAAAAAATCATTCTTTTAGGGTAATTGTTGATGAAAAAGCTACAGATGAACAACTTCTCTGGGTATATTCTCAGTTAAATAATAGTAAATATGAAGAAGTTACAATATGGTTTTATAAGAGCAAATCGTCTATAGAAAATGGAGTATATGATGTGGCAATGGTCGAGAGAAAAGGGACAGCCTACCCAACAATAACAAGATAAGCCATGCTTCAAGGGTACTTAAAAAAGTATATAGATCCTTTAATCGCTCTTAAAGAGCTTTTAAGTTATCCTTTGTGTAATTTTGTCCATGAATTTTTTACTTACACAAGAAATTATGAGTCCGGATTAGATTTTGCTGATTACTGCTATAGCATTTTAGAAATTAACAAAGACAAGCTTACCGATAAAGAATTTGAGCAATTTGACAAACTTTTAATAACATTAAGGCTTTCTATGCTCGACTACCTTAACCGTTGGGGAGAATACATATCATACTATGAAAATATTCTCTCAACAAAGAATTACCTGCTTACATATGACAAAAGCAGAAACGATCCTGATTTCAACAAATATGTTGTCTATGAAGATGAAAGGTATAAGTATGTTCATTTCCTTTATGCAGTAAGCCATAGATATGAAATCATCAAAAGGAAATTTAATAAATGGCTTAATGGAAAAAATGTAGAACATTTGAAGCGTCACCAGCAGGACAGACTTTCTGATACTGAACTACAAGAAAGGATTGAATCAATATTCGCTCGACTTGATATGTATTTACGTAGAAGTCAGAATGATAAATAACCAAAACCCCGCCCTATATAGGGGTGGGGTTATTCTGCAAAATGGGGTGTTATTATGCCTGTATATAAAGATGAAAAACGTGGCACTTGGTATGCAAGTTTTTATTATACAGACTGGACCGGTACACGTAAACTTAAAAAGAAAAGAGGATTTACCAAGCAAAAAGATGCTAAGGATTATGAGCGAGAATTCCTTAATAAATCCAAACAAAGCTGCGATATGTCATTTGAAAGCCTTGTGCAACTTTATTTAGAAGATGTATCTGCCCGTTTAAAAGGAAGCACTATGGATACAAAGAAAAATATTATTGATACCCATATCCTCCCCTTTTTCAAAAAGTTGCCTTTGAATAAGATTGAGGCAACTCATGTTAGAAAATGGCAAAACAAGCTTATAACAAATGAAAATGATTATTCACCTACTTATCTCAAAACGATAAATAATCAATTAAGTGCCATTTTTAACTATGCAGTAAAATACTATAAGCTACCCGAAAATCCTGTTCGTAAAGCTGGCAGTATAGGAAAGAAAAAAGCAGATGAAATGGAGATTTGGACCGTTAATGAATTTGAGCAATTTATTAAAGTAGTTGATAAACCAGCCATAAAGCTAGCTTTCGAAATAATGTTTTGGACAGGATTGCGAGTCGGAGAAACAATAGCCCTCACACCTAAAGATATTTGGGATACTAAGATTATAGATGTGAATAAAACTGCATCTCGCAAAAATGGTGAGGACCGCATTTATGATCCTAAAACCACAAAGAGTGCCCGTAAAGTACCGATACCGGATTTCCTTTATAATGAAATTCAGGAGTATCTTAATTCATTGTATGAAATCAAAGATACTGATAAAGTTTTCTATTTTACTAAAACTACTCTCAACAAGAATTTAGATAGCTTTGCAAAGATAGCCTGCGTAAAAAGGATAAGGGTTCATGACTTGCGCCATTCTCACGCTTCATTACTGATAGAAATGGGCCAGCCAATACTTCTTATTTCAGAACGCCTAGGACATGAAAGTGTGCAGACTACTATGGAAACATATGCACATCTTTATCCTAATAAAGGAATCCAGTTAGCTGAGGAATTACAAAAATTAAGAAATGTAGAATCCCAATGCCAAAATAATGCCACAAGTGAAAACGAAACCCCGAAATCCCTTGAAGAATAGGGGTTTTCGGGGTTTTTATTCATCATTCCCAGTTCTATGATCTTCGGCAGGTTGTTCGTCATAAAATCAACGATGGACGCAATAATCCTCGGCAGGGCCTCGATAAGCTTTGGCAGGGCATTTACAAGACCCTGCGCCAGCCCTTCAATAATGGCAAAGGCCGCTTCAAGGATCTGATCCATGTTGTTTATGAGCGTCTCGCAGATAAGGATGACGGCTTCGACGATTGCAGGTATCAGCTCCGGCAGCGCATCTCCGATTCCTGCCGCCAGCGTCACAATCATTTGAACGGCTGCCTCCACCAAAGCGGGAAGGTTGTCGATAATGCCCTGCACCAAAGCCATTACAAGCTGCAGCGCGCCGTCGGTTATCTGCGGCAAAGCGTCGATTAAAGCCTGCAATAGCGTCATGACAATCTGCACTGCCGCGTCGATAATGACAGGTAGATTATCCACTATAGCCCCGCCGATTCCTTTCAAAACGCCGCCTAATTTTTCAAAACGCCCTCCAGCGTCGTCTGCCTGATCGGCGGCTTTTTTGATTTCATCGCCAAATTCGCCGGCCTGTTTTTCCGCTTCGTTGAACTCATCGCCTGCATTGTCCAGCGCTTTGTTGCTCTGCTCCAGCTCTCGCTCCATTTTGTTAAGTTCAGCCTTGGCATTGTTAAGCTGTATCTGCCAGGACTGAGTACGCCGGTCGGTTTCCCCGAAAGAGGAGGCGGCATTGGCAAGCGCTTTCTCCAAGGTGGCGATTTTTTCTTTCTGCGCATCGATCTCTTTGCTTAGTACCCTGTTTCGCACAGTAACAGCTTCAACTGACTTATCCTGTTTGTCAAACTGGGATGCGACAAGGTTCATTTCGCTGCCCAGCACCTTGAAGCTTTGGTTGATTTCCCGAATGGCGTTTTTAAATTCCTTTTCGCCTTCAATGCCGATCTTCAGGCCAAAATCGTCTGCCACAAAACCGCCTCCTTCCTGCAAAATTTATAAAAATTATTAAAGGCTATTGTATTTCAACGCGGTTTGGCATATACTAATAGTAGGAAAAGTAGGGATTTCCCTGCTTTTCAAATCCAATAAAGGAGGTTTCAGCATGAGCGTTCCTATAGTTGATAATGCAAAGGTAATGGCCAAAGGCCAGATCACGCTGCCAAAAGATATCCGCTCCAAACTTCGCCTTTCCACCGGAGACCGTGTCACTCTCATCTGCGAGGAAGACCGTGTCATCCTTATGAACTCTGCTGTTTATGCCATGAAAATGCTGCAGAAAGAAATGGAGGGCGAGGCGGAAAAAGCCGGGATCCGCAGTGATGACGACGTTATGGATCTGGTAAAGGACGTCCGCGCGGAGATTGAAGGACTATGAGAGTATTGATCGACACCAATATCCTGATCTCCGCATCCTTGAGCAGTGAAGGAACGCCATATCAGGCGTACGTCAAAGCCGTTACACACCCCAACCACGGTATGGTCTGCGATCAAAACATCGATGAGCTTCGCCGGGTATACAACCGGAAATTCCCTCACAAAATCCAGGCGCTTGAACGCTTTTTGGCGCTTGCGCTTACCGTCCTTGAAGTTGTTCCGACTCCTGCTGTTGACGTGTCCGATGAAACTCTTGTCAGGGACGTATCCGACAGGCCAATTCTCCGGGCAGCCGTTGCGGCAAAAGCCGACGTACTTGTAACCGGCGACAGGGATTTTCTTGAATCCGGCATCACAAACCCAAAGATCGTAACAGCGGCAGAGTTTTTGCAAATGGAATAACAGCAGCTTTGTAAAGCAGGGATTGGATAAATTCCCTGCTTTTTGCTGTTTATATTCCATAGGGGATCACATCATCGATGGTCAGCTCCCGTTTCGGTTTGGAAATACCTAAGAACTGCTTGTGGCACTCCCACAAATCCAGCAGGTATCCGATAGGCATTAGCCATACTTCCTCCTCTGAGCTGTGAAGCTGGACAGTGCCGTAATACAAAAGCCGAGTGAACAATTCCTCATCGCTCACCCGGCCTGTGTGTTTTTTGAATCATCCTCACTTTGAACGTTTCTTTTCGTGCCTTTGAACATCGCTTCCATAATTGCGTTCTTGTATGCCGCCAGCTCCAGCGGAGAAGTAAGAAGCTCCACCGCCTCCTCGGTCAGAAGTTCCCGCTTATCCTCGTTTTTTAGATTGTGTATCAGGATGCTTTGGTTGGCTAACAGCGTAATCAGCCACACTACTTCATCCAGCGCCATCTCGAAGTTTTCTGTCTTCATCAGCTTGGTGCCGAGATTTTCAAGTCCGCCGTACCTTTTAGCGATTTCCTTTGTCGCTCTGGTGGTTAGAATAAGCTGATACTCCTCGCTGCCGATGCTGATGCTTGCGCGTCTATCAGCATCCTGCATTATTCACCGCCTCCTCCTACAGCAAAGACAGGTTCATATACCTGCGTATACCAGCCGGTAATAGTGGCAGGCAATACGCCGGGGTCGTCCTCGCTGACCCCCGCCTTCCACGGATGCTTGCCCTGGCCGTCCGGCTTGTTGCGCCGCATGACTGTTCCTTCTATGGTTGGCGTTGAAAAAGTGATGCTGTCACCCTTCGTCTGCAGGTTTGTCGTAGGGATGCCGAATTTTACCCGGTACAGTCAGAAATACCTGTACTTGCCGTTGGCTTTTTTGGCTCTGAAGCCGATTGCCACCGGAACACCTCCGTCCTCGCTGGCAGAAATCAGCACCTTGTTGTCGTCAAGGGTAGCTCCCGTCAAAACCTCGGCTGCGGCAACACCTATGTCTGCAACGCCGAGAGATAAGGTACCGCCTTGAAATTCCTTGACTACTTCAGCCGCTCCGTCATCAGCATAAAGCGTCGCCTCGGCCAGCACCAGTTTGCCGTCCACGCGCTGTGTTGACATGAAGCCCACCTGTCCGGTAGCGGCATACAGCTCGTTGAGCCGCTTGAAGACCCTGCCCTGGCGGTCTGCCATCCAGTAGTAGGAAAAGTCGCCGAATACTATCGTCTTAGCTCCGGCGGCAATGGCAGGCATATATGCCGACGTCTTGACAGGCCGGTTGAGGATTGTATCCGGTGTTCCGGCGGTAACGGAAGGCTGCCAGAGGTATTGGCCGTTGTTGTCCTTAAGCTTCCTGATAGTCTTGACTGTCGAATCGTTCATGATAAATACCGCGTTCCTGCGGTAGGGAGACTTAAGGCTATAGAACAAGTCCATTATCTCGTCAAGAGTAATGGCTGTCGCGCTTGCCGCGGTCACTCCGACCTCGCCGCCGCCGTTATTTGCCAAGATTCCTGTAGGCTTGCCGGAACCGTCGCCGACAAAGAAAGCTTCCTCCTCCTTTGCTCCGATGCGGCGGGCGAATTCTTTGGCAATATACTGCTCCAGATTGAATACGCTGTCATTTAAAAGTTCCTCAGACACCTTGATCATTGTCGCCAGCTTGTAGGCTCCAATGGATACCTGCGCAAAGGAGTCGTCGCTCTCCGGGATCTGGCCTTCTTCATCCACCCAGGATGCAGTGCCCTTGCTTGCCACCACCGGAATTTTCTTGTCGCCGCTGGACGTTATAATTACATTGACAATCTGGCGGAAGATGTTTTCCTCTTCCAGCACTTCCACAAGAGTACGCTCAAACTCGTCGGGGACAAGGTATCCGCCTTCAGTGTCTTCTCCGATCTGCAGTGCGTCCTGCACGTCATATTTGCGTCTGCCGCGCATCATGTTCCAGAAAGACTGTCGGTATTCATCGCTTGCGCGTCCGGTTTTTTCATTATTGCCCGGTATGGAAGCAGGCTTGTCTGTGATGGGGGCATTCAGCGGCTTTGATAGTTCCAAATCGATGACCGCCTGACGTTCAAGACGTTCTATTTCTTTGCCGAGCACCACAACGTCAGCTTCCATTTTCTCATAGGTTGCGGTGTCCTCCGGTGAAAGCAGCCCGTCGCTTCCGCGTTTGCTGTCGAGGAAAGCTTTGGCGGCTTCCCATGCTTTCGCACGTTTTTCACGCAGTTCCAATATTTTGCTCATTGTTAAATCCTCCTTTAAATTTATGGTTTCAGCAAATTAAGCCGCTTTTCAAGCCACTCTGCTGGAGTGGCTTTGGCGACATCAATCGGGGTTCCTATTGGTTTTTCTTTAGGTATAAGTTTTTGCAGGATGGAATTTGTCACCGCTTGCCTGCTGAAAATCATTCCTTCCGATACTTCGAAATCAGCGGGAGACGATTCGTCCTCCATAAACAGGATGCCGTCGGCAAAGCCCAGTTCCACCGCTTTTCTTGCGTTAAACCAGCTTTCCGCATCCATGAGGTGCGATATTTTTGCCCGGGAAAGCCCTGTTTTCAGTTCATAGGCGTTGATGATGGATTCCTTTATTTCTTCCAGCATGGCGATGGCCTTTTCCATCTCTTCCGTATCGCCGATAGCTATAGTCATTGGATTATGGATCATCATCATGCTCACCGACGACATGAACACGTCGCCTCCGGCCATAGCAATGACCGACGCGGCGCTGGCAGCGATACCGTCAATCTTTACGGTGACTTTGCCTTTGTAATCCATCAGCATGTTGTAAATCTGATTGGCCGCAAATATGTCGCCGCCCGGACTGTTAATCCAGATCGTAATGTCACCTTCTCCGGAAAGCAGTTCTGACTTGAATTGTTTGGGAGTCACCTCGTCTCCCAGCCAGCTTTCCTCGGCTATGGGTCCGTCGAGGTACAGGGTCCGGCTGTCGTCATCGTTTTGCACCCAGTTCCACCAGCGTGACGCTGGACCCAATCCGCGCTCCGGGTTTTGCGGGTTTTTGGGCTTATCTGCCCGCGTTTTTGCTTGCATTCTTATCTGCCTCCTTATCATAAAAATTGCCTGCTTGCGACAGCGGAAGCATATTGCCGTTGATGAGATACAGGTCGCCGCCCAGCTCCGCAGGAATGCGGTTCATATTCTCAAGCTCACGGATATCGTTGGCCGACATCCAGCCGTTCTGCCTTGCAGTGGCATAGCCATTCATGCGGCTGGCATAATCTCCGCGCAAAAGACCGTCTACATTGAACTTGACAAAGTACGTCCGCTTCTCCGACGGTAAAAGCAGCGCCTTTTGGATAGCCTGCTCCCAGCGCATCACCCACGGGTCGAGCGTATATTTGACAAACTCCAGCGACTGCTGCTCGATGTTTGAAAAGTGTTTATGCTAATCTAAAAATGGACCCCGGTTATAATTGAAAAATCCCCCCCTGACAGGTAAACTCTCTTATGTAAAACATGCATAAGAGGGGGCAAGAGGAGTTGATTAAGTTGAGCCAGAAGCAACAAATTATCATAGCAGCATATTTGGAAAATAAAGCAAAAAAGGCTATAGCAAGGGAGTTGGATGTTAACGTAAAGACTGTAAGAAAGTATATTGCGGAATATGAGGCAAGCAGGCAAAAACTTCTAGATGCCGGTACTATTGATGATATAAGAGAATTGACTGACAGTATAGTCGAAAAGCCTACATATGATTCTAAAAACAGATCCAAGAGGAAGCTAACTGACGAAATCATAGAAAAAATAGAATTTTATCTTAAGGAGAATGAATACAAAAGGAGTATCGGTCAGTCCAAACAGCAAAAGAAGAAGACTGACATATATGAAGCATTGATTGCTGAAGGTTATGATATTAGCTATCCCACTGTTGTAAATACAGTAAATAATCTATTGAGCAAAGGAGCTGAGGCCTATATAAAAGCTGAATATGATCCAGGAGATG